ACATCACGACACCAAACCCCAAAATCGCCCAAATTATCATGAGTCAGTACGGTGGCCCGGAGTTCCGTACCAGATGATACGGAAAAAATCCAGTGTTTATGCGGGTTTGCGGACTTTCGGAAAAAAATCAGGAGACGAAAAAGTCGAAATACATGGTTCCGGAAGCCTTTTCGTAGACGATACGATCCACGATGGAGCGGAGCAGAAGTCCTTTTTTCTCGGCTGGTTCCTCTGGATTTTTCAGAATATCATTGATGTTTTTTATCTCTTTCCGGAAATCTTCTTTTGAGATTGTTTCCGGCGGGGCGGCGGGCGTAAGCACGCGGTCCAGTTCTTCCTGCAGGCTCTGCCGTTCTTCGGCGAGCCTTTTTTTGTTGGCACCGTATTCTTCCAGCGTATCAATCCCATTTTCATAAGCCATCTTCACGCGAGCTTCGCGGGCAGCCAGATGCTCCAGGGCCTGTTGCAGCCGCTGGATGGTTTCATCGTCTTCCTGCTCCTGCTTCCGGTCACGGACGGTGAAAAAGAAGTCCGCACCGGCGAGGATATCATCGAAGTAGCGGTAGACGGTTCGCTCTGCCTTGGCAACGGTGATTGAATTGGAGCCTTTATGGAAACCTTTTGCGTATTTCCAGCATTGAAAGTACGGACAAGATGTGTTTCCGGCCGTTACAGTCATCGTAGCGCCGCAAATTGGGCACTTTAAGAGACCGGAAAGCCAATGGCGGCAGGTAGATGGGTTGCGACTCTTTGGAGAACGTTTGCGGGCATCCATGTGCTTGATGCGTTCTTGATAGCGCACCGGATCCAGCCGCGTCTCGTGAGTGCCGTCGAAAGAGATTCCATTCCAAACTACAGTGCCGACATAGAACGGATTGCGCAGCACACGCTCGATGGAGCGGCGTTCCATCCGGTTTCCGCGTCTGGTGCGGTATCCAAGATCATTGCATTTGCGGGCGATCACCGTCGGATCCAGATGCTCAAGATCATATTGGTCCATGATGTATTTGACGATCTGATATTCCGCTTCGTCAATCACAAACGGCTTGCCGCCGCCCACGGCCCGGTATCCAAGAGAGGGCGTAGCCTGGTAGCCATGTTTCAGGGCCTTTTCCTTCATTCCGCGCATAACCTCACCGGATAGACGGATCGAGTAGTATTCGTCCATCCACTCGATAATACGCTCGATCAGCGTACCGAACGGACCGTCGATCAGTGGCTCTGAGATACTGATCACATCTACATTGCTCTTTTTCAGCAGTGATTTGTAGACGATGGATTCTTCCTGATTACGGGCAAACCGGCTGTATTTCCAGACCAGGATCACGTCGATCGGGTGGGAGTCCTGCTTCGCAAGGGCGATCATCTCCTGAAATTTTGGCCGCCGGTCGGCATGCCGGCCGGAGACGGATTCCTCGAAGATGAACTCTTTTGCGATGACAATCCCGTTCTTCTTCGCGTAGTCCAGGAGCAGACGCTGCTGCGCATCCGGAGAGAGTTCTGTCTGATCCGCGGTGCTGACGCGGATGTAGAGAGCACCGTTTTTTAGTGCTGACATAATATCACCTTCTTTAAATTTTCAATTTTGGGTATGAGAAAAAACGCCAAAACAAACGTTCTGATTGATTGGCGTCTCCGAAGATGATACAATATGTTTTGCTGAACAGGTATCATTCTTCGGAATGTTACTGAGCCGTCCTGGTGTTGGCGCACCGGGGCGGTTTTTTATTTTAGTTTAAATTCTGTATAGCGTAATCGGCTTCCTCGGCGGTAAACTGTTCACCATATTCAGAGGTGAGCTGATCACGGATCACTTCTGGCGACATATCCATGTTATCACGGTAGTCTTTTGCGGTCTCGAGGGCGTTTGCGTTCCAATCAGCATTTATATTATCGACAGCGTACTGCGCCTCTTCAGCGGTAAATTTTTCCCCACTTTCAGATGTAAGCTGGTCATAGAGTCCGGCTTTCGACATATGCATCGTTTCGTTGTAGTTTTCTGCTGTTGCAAGGGCATTTGCATTCCAGTCGGCGGTCATATTGTCAACTGCATACTGGGCAGCCTCGGCAGAGAACTGGTCTCCATACTCGGAGGTCAACTGATCGTAGATTCCGGCTTTTGACATGTGCATTATTTCACTGTAGCTTTCAGCTGAATTAAGAGCCGATGTATAGTCCCACGGAACGCTGGAGTCTTCGGATTCGGACTGTGTGCTTGCGGCTTCTTCGGTTGGAGTCGGTGTTGCCTCTTCCGTAGGCGTTGGAGTTTCGGTCTCACTGATGCTGCTGGAAGCAGTAGACGAAGAGCTTGAGGAGCTGGAAGCGGTTGACGATCCGCAGGCAGTCAGCGCGGATGCAGTGAGCACGGTGGCAAACATAAGGGTTACGATTTTCTTTTTCATAGACATTCTCCTTTTTTATATTTTTATCGCATTTAGAATTCTGGTGCTATTTTAGATCCTTTACTGCGATTGCAACGCCAACATAATGTTTGCAGGTTATCTTCAACAGTTAAGCCTCCTTTGGACACAGGGATGATATGATCAATTTCGAGTAATAGATGCGGTTCTTGCTTAAGGGAAGCTCCACATTGTTTGCAGGTAAAATTGTCCCGCTCTTTGATATGCTGGCGAAGTTTGCTGGTCATAAGGGCACGCTGTCCGGCGGTTGTTTTGCTAAATTTTATTTTTTCTGATAAAAAATGGATAAATTTATTTAAGTTTTCAATATCCATGACTATTTCGCATTGAGTTGAGGCATTACCACCCGAACTAACGTACTCAAAAACATATTTTGGAAAATATGCAGTACTCATATCTACTGGCTCAAACCCAAGGTTCTTTTCTAATTTTTCTTTTCCTATAGTTCGAATGAGAAAAGGAATCTCTGTTTCAATGTTTTTAAAGATGCTATCTTTTTCTGCCTTAAGATTTCGTTTACCTTCTTCAGCGGCTTCGAAATTATTTAAAATTGTTTCAAAATTGGATAGTGTTTCTTCGGTCGCTTTTATTCCAAAATATTTACAAACATATTCAAAAGGTTTCTTCCGAGCATTGTCGCAGACGGAACGAGAACATTGGTGAACATTTGCCTCGTATTTTTGATCTTTTAAATATTTTCTTTTATAATTCCACTTGCTGGAATCGTGATAAGTAGCATCGCCATAGTCTATTTTATTTGAGATTAAAGTTGTGTCTTTAAGACTCTCAATATGCTCGTTCAATTCATTACAGTTTCTGGTATAGGTAATGATACGCTGCTTGAGATCTTTAAATTTCTGACTGTTAAAATAACAATATTCATAAAGTTTCCAAAGAAGATATGTGCCAAGGATGATGGCACCGATGCCTAAAAGATACGGCCATATTTCGTTAAGAATACAGAGAATAATTGTTATGATGATTAGAACTATAAAAAATTTCATATGCTTTTCCTCGTTTGTTTTATATTTTATTTTACGTTTGTATTACTACGGGAAAATCATAGGCACCACCCCTCAACGCATATTTGGATATAATATCCCCAATATATACGTTTAAAAATTCGGAAAATTACACTTTTCCAGAATATTTTTTTCGATATTGTAAATGCTGTCTGCATGAAGATATTAATTGCAGAAGTCATTTATAAGAAAAACCTATCTCTCCGGCAGGTATCGATCTTAACGGGCGTGCCTAAGTCTACACTTGGAAAGTTATGTAATGGCAGCGTTCCGAGACTCGATACGTTGGAGCAGATCGCGAAGGGTCTACAGGTGCACATGCAGGACCTGTATGACAGTCCATGGAAATAAGTGTCCACGATTGGAGACGATTTCCAAAATTTGCTAATTTTTGACCTTCTGATCCGTAATATTAGTATACAGAGAAAAAGTGTTCGAAAAAATATTGAAATCGAACGAGTGTTCTAGTATAATAATACCAGATCGGAGGGTACATATTATGGATGATTACAAGAAACTTATAATTGAAATGCTCGATCATGCCGATGATAGGAGATTATTCCTGATCTTTACGTATGTCAAAGCGATCTTGGGGCTGAAATAATCAGCCCTTTTTTTCTTGCAATAATTCAACCATCTTCTGTAGAACTTCCCAGTCTGATTCATCCAATGCAGCCAGCATGGATATAAACTTTTTCTGAAAGGTATCTTCTTCGTCTTTTAGAATGCCGCCGACAAAAGCGGCGATTTGTTCGTCACGGGACGCTTCGATAAACATTTCCCCTTCACCAGTGCGTAGCCAGGTCTCATTGACTCTTCCTTTCGGGAAGTCTGTCTTACATATAAGAGAAATAACAGCATCACTGGGCGCATTTTTTCCTACTTCATAAGCACTGATATTTCCTCGCGCGGTTCCTAATACATCAGCAAATTCTTGCTGAGTCATTTCCAATTCGTTTCTTAATTTTTTGAGACGTTTATACATTTATGTGTTCACCTCTTTTCTTGATTTTGATTATAACGCATGAATAAAAGAAAATCAATATAAAAAGTTGGTAAATTGCAAAAAGTTGGTAAATATCAAAAATACTATTGACAAATGAGATTAACCAGCATATAATCGCAATATACCAACAAAGAAAGGAAGTGAAACGAGATGTCAGAAAGAGAAAAACAGATTCTGGAAACAATCGCAACGGCAATCCCCAAGATGTCTGATTTTGACAAGGGCTATCTTCTGGGAATGGGAGAAGCCATGGTAAGTCAGAAGCAGGATGACAGAAAAAAGAAAGAAGGTGAATTACATGGAAAAGATGTTGATTCCTATTAATTACGATGGGGAACAGCCGACAGTATCGGCAAGAGATCTGCATGAAGGATTAGAAGTCAAGAGCAATTTCACAACATGGTTTGACCGCATGTGTGAGTATGGATTTACGGAAAATGACTATAAAAAGTGCTTTCCAAAAATGGAAAGCGGTTTAAACGGTGGTCAGAACATGGTTGACTACCAGATTTCCGTAGACATGGCCAAACAAATCTGCATGATCCAGCGATCAGAGAAAGGCAAGCAGTACCGTCAGTATTTCATTGATTTAGAGAAAGCTTGGAACACCCCGGAGCAGGTGATGGCAAGAGCACTGAAACTCGCAGACAGAACCATCGACACTCTGAAAGAAGAGAACAAGAAGCTGATCGAGGATAATGAGCGTATGAAACCAAAGGTGATCTTCGCGGATGCGGTGAGAGCAAGCTCCAGTTCCATCCTGATCGGCGACCTCGCGAAGCTCCTGCGTCAGAATGGCGTGGACACTGGACAGAAAAGATTGTTCGAACAGCTTCGTAATGAAGGTTACCTTATGAAGACTGGATCCAGTCGGAACATGCCGACGCAGCGATATGTAGCAGACGGCCTGTTTCAGATCAAAGAAACCGTGATTTCCAATCCGGACGGCAGCGTGCGGATGACTAAAACCACAAAGGTAACCGGAAAAGGCCAGCAGTATTTCCTGAATAAGTATTTGAAGAATAAGGAGGCAGTATGAGCCAAAAAAAATTGAGTGAGTACATCGAAGCTCTGGACGGGATCACGTATCCGCAGTGGGTAAAGCTGAGAACTGGGATTGATATGCAGTTTGATTTCTCCAGAAGAGAGCTGGAAAAAAATATGCAGATCTCTTCCGGAGAAACAACGAGACTTATCCTTTCACGATTTGGATGTAAATTGGATTAATCCGCCAGTCATTGCCTTGGTAGTGAATATGCACATAATCAAGCAGGTAAAAGCTATCAGGTTTACCTTCCGGACGTTTGGCAGGGGCATAAATTGGAGCATTTTCTTCCCACCAAATACTCGGAGATTGTCCATATTCACCGATGGTGCAGTTTGGATCATCAGTTAAGCAGACCCAGTTACCAGCAAGGCAAGCAAAAATTTTCAGCATAGTAAGTCTCCTTTCTGAAATACTCGGGCATGGCAGTGCCCTGTATAACCAGAATAGGAGTGGAGCAGTAAAAAGTCAATGAAAAAGAAAAAGTCCCACAGGAAGGACCAGTTCCCATGGGACGAATACAAAAAACAATTTGCAACTACATAATAGCTCAAAAATGGTTATGAATCAATAGAAAATCATTACGGAGCCGGGTTGCATACGATAAGGAGATAAGGAAGAGGTGATGCCTTATGAAAGAAATCATGGTTGTTACTCGGATCACGATCGGAGGACAGCAGTATACAGCAGAGGAACTCGGAGAAGAAAAAATAAAAGAGATCGTTCGCCAGCGGATGGAAGCCGCGGTGGAGTCGATGGGGTATGAAAGGACGCAGAAATGAAGAGATCAGATAAAGCGGCGCTGGCGATCGGCGCGGTTGGTACATGGATTTACATCGGCGGCGTGGATTCGGATCTGTGGGGCCGCGCCGCCCTGGGAGCCGGAATGTTTCTTCTTGCGCTCGCTGGTAAGAAGATCGGCGATTATATTGAAGAATGCCGAGAGGAGCAGGAAGAGCGGGAAGAAGAGCGCCGGGACGCAGTGTTTGCGGCGTGGATCCGCTCAGGGTCGTTGAAAGAAGGGTGAGAATGATGCAGATTGTTGAATATACGGAGGCAGTGGATCTGACGATGCACGGAATGCATGATGATATCTACGTCATGCATCCGGTTGCCATCAGCAGTATGACCATGCAGGATGTGCGGGCGGCCGCAGAGGCTGGTGCAGTGTTTGCGGTAATGCAGACGCAGGCCAAGGCGGAAGAGCGGCCGAAGAAAGAGCCGGAGCCAAAAGCAGAGGCAAAACCAACGCCCCCCCGAAGAGCCCTGCAGGACAGGGCCGTAAGAGGAAACTGGATACCGGCAAGATGAGGGCGCTTCGGGAGGCCGGATGGTCCTATGAGAAGATTGCAGACGAAATGGGCTGCAGTGCGGGGACCGTATGGAATTACTTTAACAAAGACAAGGAGGCAGAAGAATGAAAAAGTATGAATATGCTGGTATTGACGTAAGCACAGAGAAAAGCGCGGCAGATGCGGCAACCTGCTACATCGAAGCGGTACGCCGTTACATGGAAGCTGAAAACATTCCAGACGCTGATACAATCGCGGCAATCTTGGGATTGCAGCGGGTAGAAGAAAACAAAAAAGAAGGAGAAAAGAAAGGTGAATGAAGATAAGATCCTGGTGCCGTTGGATGACTATGAGGAGAAAGCAAAGGACCAGCGAACCGTGGAAATCATCCGCGATATGGTGATCCGCGAAGGAGATGTTGCTGTAAACACGCTGTGCGTATTGCTCGGAATCATGGGAGAGCCATGGAAGAAATAGGAGGAGAAAGAGAATGAAGGAACTGCAGATTAAGATCAGTCAGGAACCGGCGGTGATCCGGTGTAACTTTGAGGATGTGAAAGCACAGTTGTCTGCAAAGATGGCGGAGTACCAGGGCGCGGTGTTTACGGAGGAGTCCAAGAGCGTCGCCAAGGCGGAGCTTGCGTCTCTCCGAAAGACCAGAGACGAGATTGAGAAGCGCCGGAAAGAGGTCAAGGCGCAGTGCCTGGTACCGTACAATGACTTCGAGGAGAAGGTGAAAGAGCTGCTGGAAATCATCGACGAGCCGATCTGCCTGATCGATGGTCAGCTGAAAGAGATGGAAGCAGAACGCATCCGCAAGCGCCATAAAGAGGTTGAAACGCTGTATGCAGAATGCGCCGGTGATTGGGCGGAGTACCTGCCGCTCAAAGAGATCTACGTAAAACAGTGGGACAATGCAACCACCAGCATGAAGCAGATCGAAAAAGAGCTTCTGGCAATGATTGAAAAGGTTGCTTCTGAGGTGGCAATCATCTGCAATACGCAGTCGGATGTTATGGACGATGCGCTGCTGCTCTACAAAAAGGGTCGTGATCTTGCGGCGGCGCTGACAAAAGTCAATACATACGAGGACAACAAAAAACGTGCATTGGAAGCAGAACGCATCCGCTATCAGCAGAAAGAGGAGCAGCGCCGACAGGCTGAGATCGAGAGAGCGCGTGAGGAAGAGCGCCGGAAACTCGAAGAAATCGCCAAGGCCAGAGAGGAAGAACGGAAAAAGGCGGAAGAAGCGTTGAAAGCTGCGGCAATGGAAACACCAGAGCCGGAAGTACCGTTTTCCCTCGATGATGCAGAGGACGGCGATGATCTTCCGTTCCCACAGCCGCAGACAGTTACGATGTGGTATAAGATTATTGCTACACCGGATGAACTGGAGCAGGCGGAAATGGCATTGAACAGCCTCGGCATCTATTTCGAAAGGAGACAGGCATAATGGCAGAAACAGAGAAAAAGGAATATCCGATGATCTATCGCTCGATTGCCGGTGTGATTGCGGATGTTGGCGCGGTTGGAAAAGATAAGATGAATAAACAGCAGGGATTTAAGTTCCGCAGCATCGATGATGTGTATAATGCCCTGCATCCGGCGCTGGCGAAAAATAAGGTGGTCATCGTGCCGGATATTCTGGAACGGGAGGTAGAGAAACTGCAGACGGCAAAAGGAACGCTGATGCATCATGTTACCTGCACAATCAAGTTTACGTTCTATGCAGAGGACGGATCTTCCATTGAGTCTACACTCGTGGGAGAAGCATTGGATACAGGGGACAAGGCTACCAACAAGGCCATGGCGATTGCATACAAATATGCGTGCTTCCAGGTATTCTGCATCCCAACGTCTGATATGGCAGATCCGGATGCGGAGACGGTAAATGGTCTGCAGATAGCCGGAAACCCGCCGCAGACCCAGCAGGGAGCAACACCACCTGCGGCGGATATGCGAACCAGCAGAATCAACGGTGAGATGCTGCGGAGACTGCAAGGAGAGTTGGCAAGAACCGGCGTGCAGGAGGTGCAGATCAACGATACATTCAAGGTCGGAAAAATCAGTGATCTGACCGTGGAGCAGTACAACAAAGCGATGCGCCGCCTGCAGAAGACGCCGAACCGCCGGGCTACACAGAATGTACCACCACAGGAAGAAAATCTTCCGGGACAGATGGATATCACGGATTATCCTGGCGCGATGCCAGGTATGTAACAGACGTTTTAAACGCCACGTAATAGTATCTTAAGAAAAAGGTACCCGCGCGGCCGGAAAATGGCTGTGCGGGGCAAATAGAGAGGATAGAGCATGAATAAAGTAATTTTGATGGGCCGGCTGTGCGCGGATCCGGAAGTAAGATACAGCCAGAACGAGAATCAGACCGCCGTTGCACGGTACCGTCTGGCGGTGGATCGGAGATTTAAGAGAGAAGGTGACCAGACCGCGGATTTTATTCCATGCGTTGCGCTCGGTAAGGCGGCGCAGTTTGCGGAGTATTACCTGCATCGCGGCACGAAGATTATCATCACCGGCCGGATCCAGACCGGCAGCTATACCAACCGTGACGGACAGAAGGTCTATACGACGGATGTAGTGATCGAGGAACAGGAGTTTGCAGAGAGTAAGGGTGCAAGTGGAAACATCGAAGGATCGGCACCGCAGGCGACAGACCCAGATGGCTTTATGAGCCTCCCGGATGGCATCGACGAAGAACTTCCATTCAACTAGAGAGAAGGTGCGAAATGGCGTGGAAAAGATATGCCGGAAATAAATACGGAAGCCGAAAAGTGGAAGTGAATGGTATCGTGTTCGACTCCAAGCGGGAGGCGGCGCGGTATCAGGAGCTTCTGCTCCTCGAAAAAGCAGGAGAAATAAAGGATATCCGGCGGCAGGTCAAATATGTGCTGATCCCGGCGCAGTATGAGCATCCGGAAAGCACAACCAGAAAGGGGCGTGGAAGATGCGTCGAGCGGGAATGTGCCTACATAGCGGATTTTGTATACAAGACGATTCTGCCGGACGGGGATACCCTTACGATCGTAGAAGACACCAAGGGATTCCGGACGAAAGATTATATCATCAAACGGAAGCTGATGCTTTCCGTGTATGGAATACGAATCAGGGAGATTTAGGGAGGAGAGTAACATGGCGGATATCAAATGGATTAAGATCACGACAGATATCTTCGACGATGAGAAGATTCTGTTGATTGAGAGCCTGCCGGAGGCGGACTCGATTATTGTGATCTGGTTTAAGCTCCTGTGCCTTGCCGGGAAGATGAATAACAGCGGTGTGTTCCTGCTGAGTGATAAAATCGCCTACACGGACAAAATGCTGGCAACCATCTTCCGGCGGAAGGAATCTACGGTACAACTGGCACTTAAGACCTTCGAGCAGTTTGGCATGATTGAGATTCTGGACGGTGTGATTACCATCCCGAACTGGGGAAAGCATCAGAATCTGGAGCAGCTGGAGGCCCGGAAGAAGTACCAGAGAGAATACCAGCGGGACTACCGCAGAAAACAGAAGCTTCTGCTGACTGGTGAGCAGGAAGAAAATACAGAGGAAAGTTCATGTGAAGATTCACGTAAACATTTACATAAATATTTACATGAATCCAACGTTAACAGCCTAGATAAAGAAGAAGATAAAGATAAGAATAAAGAGAAAGCAACCTGTGAGCAGGTTGTGGACCTTTACCGGTCCATCTGCATTTCTTATCCATCTGTAAAAACATTATCCGAAGCCAGGAAGAAGGCAATCAGAGCCAGATTGAAAGTTTACAGCCTAGAAGATTTTCGAAAGATGTTTGAAAAGGCAGAGGGATCCGCTTTCTTAAAGGGTGCCAATAACCGGAACTGGTCAGCAAACTTTGATTGGCTGATGAAAGATGCCAATTTTGCGAAGGTAATCGATGGAAACTATGATAACAAACCACGTCAGGCGGAAAGTGCGAAGCCGATCACAGGAAATAAGTTCAATAATTTCCACCAGCGGCAATATGATATGGGATCGCTTGAGCAGATGTTACTTGAAAACCAGAGTGCAGGAGGGTGAGAAATGGCAGTGATTGGAATTATCGTGTTCTGTGGAGTAGTCGTTGGTGCGGCGGCGTTGCTGCTGAACCGGCCAGAGCGGCCGAAGGATCCGCGGGAGGACGAGGAACAGATGGAATATCTGAACGAATGGAACAAGAAACATAAAAAATAACAAACACAAAGAAAGGAGCCAGCCTCCGGCCGGGGCAAGGGTATACCGGGCTTCTGAATGAAATGGGAGAATTAAGCACAGAAGAATGGAAAAAACAGAAGAAGATACAAAGAGCAATTTTTACGGCGAAGCAGAATCTGCCGTATGAAGTGAAACTTCGTCGCCAGGCCAGAAGAGCATGGGAGTTCTGGACGGAGATGGAAAGCCAGGATAAGAGCTGCCATGTGAGCGTCGGCGGATTGGACAGCATTACGCTGTATATCTGGCTGCATAGCATCGGCATCCATGTTACAGGCATTACGGTGTCAGGTATTGAGGATCAGAGTATCCAAAAGGTACATAGAGCGCTGGGACTTGAGATTGTAAAATCGTATAAGAGCAAGGTCACGATCTTGAATGAGATTGGATTTCCGGTTATTAGCAAGAAGATCGCCGGGCGGATCAATACACTGCAGAATCCGACAGAGAACAATAAGACGGTGCGGCATGCGATCATTACCGGTGAATGCGGCGCGCAGGGACATTATGCTAAGAACAGCCGCATGCAGTTGCCGCAGAAATGGCTGAGATTGTTTGGTGGTTATGAAAACGAGAACGAGGGTGTCAACTATGGCAAGCCTGAGCCGGACATTAAAATTTCGAATGAGTGTTGTTACTGGCTAAAAGAGAAACCTTGCGACGACTGGGCGAAGAACCATAACAGCAGTCCTTACCTTGGAATTATGGCAAGTGAAGGGGGACAGCGTGAAGAGGCGTTAATCGATCATGGCTGCAATTATTACGGCAAGACGGTGACACGATCTGCTCCCTTTGCGATCTTCATGCGGCAGGATATTCTGCAGTTGGCGCTGGATATGAACCGCTGGTACCATGAGCATCTGGCGCTGTTCGAGAAGCTGTATCATGCGCAGCCATACGGCCGGAATAGGGACGGAAGTCCGAAAGAATATGTTCCGCTGGAATCCATCGTGCCGGAAATCTATGGAACGATAGCGAAGCGGCAGAATGGAGAATTATACACAACAGGAGCACAGAGAACCGGCTGTAGCATGTGCGGTTTTGGAATTCATCTGGAGCAGCGGCCGCACCGGTTTGACAAGCTCCGGGAGCGTAACCCGAAAGAATGGGAATTCTGGATGTATCGCTGCTGCACGGACCCGAATACTGGCGAAAAATATGGCTGGGGAAGGGTGCTGGACTATATCGGCGTGCAGTGGGAGGACATTCCGGCGGTGCAGATGAGCTTGGAGGATTTTCTGGAGGTAACACCATGAAAGAGAATACACCAGAACAGCAGTTAAAATTACTTTGCAGACTGATAATCCGCGAACGTGCTATTTGGAACTATATCAACGAAAACGGTTGCAATGATCCGTTCTGGCCGGATGGCTGCAATATGAATCTGACGAGAAATCATATTATTTCTTACAAGAGAGATATTGCAGAGTTATGTGAAGAAAACGGAATGCCGCTTCCGGAAGAATATTTTTTGAAGATTCCACCGGAAGTTGATGATAATTATATGGCAAATCTGAAACAGAAAGTACGTGTTGAGCGCTTAAAACAGCAGGGAGATAAATTAAGCCGGAAGAAGCAGAAATTTGTTGATGATGGACAGTTGGAGTTTTGTTGAGGAGGATACAGATGAATGGTGAAGGATATCGTGATCCGACTGCGGACAGGGCAATTCGAAACGCCGCCCGCCTGCCGAGGCCAATCTGGAATGTGGTCAAGGCTGTACGGGAAGTTTTGAACGTGTCGCATCTGGAATTGGTCGAGATCAGAATGAGAGACAGAACAACCGGAAGAGAACATACATGGGGAGGTGATACCAATGGAGAAAAAGATACTGGAGCAGTACATAGACGCGTGCGAGCTGATCAAAGAAACGGAAAAGGATGTTAGACGGCTGAAAAAGAAGCGGCAGACCATCGTGCAGACGAACGTATCCGGGAGCAATCCGGATTTTCCGTACAACCCGCAGCACTTTAAGATTGCGGGTACAGCGTTCACCTATGAGGAGGATGCTCGCCTGCGGCACGAAGAGAAGATTCTGGAGGAGCGCCGGGAGCAGGCACAGCGGTTGAAAGTGGAGGTGGAGCAGTGGATGAACCATATTCCGCAGAGGATGCAGCGAATTATCAAGTACAAGATATTCGAGAAGATGGATTGGCCCCAGGTGGCGGCAAAGCTCGGAAGAAAAGCTTCTGCAGAAGGAGTCAGGAAGGAATTTGAAAGATTTATGAAAAAAAATTAAAGTTTGTCCGAAATGTCCACAATGTCCGTTTTCAAAATGTTATAGTGTATCATGGAAGAACGGCATGAAGGGTTTCATCTTTTCTTTACCTCCTTGTGAATGTATTTTGAGCGGCGAGCGGCGGTCAGGTGTCACAGCCTGGCCGTTGATTTGGCAGGCATCAGCCCGTGGAAAAAGCCCGAATGATGCACGGTGCAGATTGGTACCATGCACCTATTGGAACGTAGCTCAAGGAGAGCGCAGAGACGCCGGCACGAGGCGCAGGTTCGAGTCCTGCCGTTCCAACTCTCCATTGACTGGAGAATCATCCCCCATATACTTTTTCAAAACGTCCTGTAGAAATACGGGACGTTTTGTAGTATGATAGAATAAATTATGTGGAGGAAGATATGGAAAAAGAGATTACACTTAAAGATATTTATTTGGGTAGGGCGGATGGTTCCCAAGAAGCTGAGGACAAAAATTTTGAAAATCTTTTTTATAAAGGAAATAAAAAATATGATTTATTGAATGAAAATCACGACAAATTTATTATTTCTGGAAGAAAAGGAACCGGAAAAACAATTTTAGCCAAATATTTCGAAAAAGAAAAAAATAAAGAAGGCATTCCAACTAAGATTTTAAATAAAAGAGAACTTATTTTGAAATTGTATCTCGAAAAAGGAAAGTATGCGTTGGATAGACAGGAAACAGAACTGTTTATCGAATATACTCTTTTGTGTGAAATGTCAAAGTTACTGCTGGAAAACAAAAGAAAATTTTTTCAATTAAAAAATGTATTTAAATCTTGGAAAATATACAAAAATCTAAAAAAGTTAGAAGATTTGGTAGAAGATAGATTTCCAAGCCAAAATTATAACAGAGATTCATATAACACTACAAATAATTTTGAAACTGGAGTTAATAATGAATTGAAAAATGAAAATGTTGCTATAGGCGCTAATGCAAAAGCGGGATATAGTATCGATGAAAGATTTCAAAAAAGTCCTTATTACCAAATATTAGATAGTATAAAAAAGGCTTTGTTTTACTTAATGAAAATAGTGCCTGTAAATGTTATATTCGATGATTTGGATGAGATGGAGGAAAAACTGGATGAAAATGAGAATTTAATACGATTTTTGATTGATTTTATAGAAGTATCGAATGCTTTAAATACACAATTAAGAAAATATGGCATATTTAACAGCCGTATAATCATTCTTATAAGATCAGATATAATAAAGCTTTTAAATGAAAACTCGTCAAATTTAAATAAGATAATTTCTGATTCGGAAATTCGCCTAAACTGGATAAAAAAAGTTAAAGAGGATGAAATGCATCCACTCATGGAATTGATTGTAACCAAAATAAAGAAGTCAAATTCTGAATTGTCCAATCTGAGCAATGAAGAAATAGTGAAAAGATTTTTTCCTCAGAAAGTTAATGGCATTCCGGTGATGGATCACATGCTAAATTGTAGTTTTGGAAGGCCAAGAGACATTGTTACAATGTTAAATGTGATTAAAAACGAATTTCCTGATAAAAATTGTTTTTATGCAGATTTATTTAAAAGTACACAACAAGAGTATTCGAACAAATTTACAGATGAGCTGAGAAATGAGTTATCAACACATTATGAAGCATCAGTTATCAATGAATGCTTCAATATAATTCATTTAATAAATAAACGTACTTTTTGGATTTCGGATATAGAAAAAGTATTAGAAGAAAATAATGAAAAAATTTCTTATTTCAAAAGCAAGGAACAATTTGCTGATTTCATATATGCATATGGAATTGTTGGAAACATTTGGAGCAATGAGGGAACTAAAAAAAATAATTTTTCGTGGAAATATAGAGAGGATGGATTTGAAACTCCAGATTATAATAAAAAATTCTATTTGCATATTGGATTAAGAAAAACATTGTTAGGGTAAAAAAGAAGGGATTGCATCCGCAATCCCTCTCTTTACGAGAGCGTCTACATCTCTCCACATATAATTATATACTACTATTAAGCGTTTTCTGGTGCTTACAAACGTATTATATGTCTTAGAAATAGGATCCGCAAGCTTTTTTAGAGAAAATTAACGAAAAGTTCACATTTAATATTGAGGTATAATTCAGAATAAATGGAACTGGTGTTGCTATTTTATGTAAAAATAAAACGAATGAGAGATGGTGAGCTGGATGACGAAAGGAAAATATGAATATTGGCTGACGCCGGAAGGCTTGCTGCTACTTGATTTGTAGGTACTGCGGGATGCGCTGATGGAAAGCGTCATGAGCGTGAGATGATGAAAAATGGGAAAGGCAGCAGGAAAATCCAGTTGTCTTTTCTTTTTGTGCAGAAATGAGGTGAGTCTGAGTGACGGGAAAACTGACGGAAAAGCAAAAAATATTTGCAGATGAGTATCTGATTGATTTGAATGCCACTCGGGCTTACAAGGTGGCATATCCGAACGTGAAGAACGATGCAACGGCGAGAGCAAATGCGAGCAGATTGCTAACAAATGCTAACATTAAAAAATATATAGCCGACCGAATGGAAGAGATTCACAGCGAGAGGACAGCAGATGCCCAGGAAGTAATAGAGTATCTGACTTCCGTGCTTCGCGGAAAAAGCAGTTCCACAGAAATTGTAGTTGAAGGAACCGGCGACGGCTGCTCCGAGGCACGAACCATCGAAAAGGCACCGTCTGAGAAAGAGCGCTTAAAGGCTGCGGAGCTTCTCGGCAAGCGATACGGACTGTATACAGAGAAAGTTGATGTGGCAACCGATATGGATCTCAACATCACAATTGACTACGTGGAGGACGATTCCAGATGATTATAAATGTCCAGATGAACCCGGGATTCAAAGAAGTTGACCGCAGCCGTAAGCGGTATATCGTCATGAAAGGCTCTGCCGGCTCGGGGAAGAGCGTTGATACGGCGCAGAATTATATCCTGCGGTTGATGAAGGATAAAGGCCGGAATCTGGTCTGCATCCGAAAATCTGATATTACGAACCGTGACAGCACTTTTGCGGAGCTGACTGGTGCGGTGTATCGGATGTTTGAAGATAAAGCTGATCGGTACTGGCAGATCAATATGTCACCGTTGAAACTGACTTGCCGTACCAATGGCAATCAGATCATTTTTCGCGGGATGAATGATGATAAGCAGCGTGAAAAACTGAAATCAATTACGTTTCAGCGTGGAAAATTGACAGATATTTGGTGTGAAGAAGCAACGGAACTGACGCAGGCAGATCTTGAAATCATCGATGACCGTTTGCGCGGTGAGCTTCCAGAAGGACAATTTTATCAAATCAGAATGACCTTCAATCCAGTAAACAAAAATCACTGGATCAAGAAGGTCTTTTTCGATATTCTAGATCCCAACGTCCTTACGCATCACAGCACGTATCTTGGAAACCGGTTTATTGACGACGCATATCGGCAGCGTATGGAACGTCGAAAGATCGTGGATCCGGAAGGATACCAGATTTACGGTCTTGGTGAGTGGGGAGAGATCGGCGGCCTGATTCTTCACAACTGGGAAGTTGCGGAAGTATCACAGAATCTGAATGATTATGATGATATTGCAATTGGTCAGGATTTCGGTTTCAACCATGCAGACGCTATTCTGCTTTTGGGAATCAAGGATGATGACATCTATATTTTAGATGAAATATATGAACATGAGAAAGAGACGGCGGAGCTTATTCCGCTTGCCATCCAACATGCGATTCCCACCAATCGGACAATGTGGTGTGATTCTGCTGAACCGGACAGAATCAAAACATGGAAGAATGCAGGCTATAGGGCAAAGGGAGTTGACAAAGGCGGCTCAAATGGTTCTGTAAAAGCGCAGATCGACTGGTTGAAAGGCGTAGCTGACAAGAAACACGTTGTGAAGCGTAGAATCTACGTGGCACCGCACTGTGTCAATACGATCAAGGAGCTGCAACAGTGGAAATGGAAAAAGGACGAAACAACAGGCGAATATACGGACGAACCGGTTCCGTTTCAAGATGATGCAATGGCGGCGTTGAGGTATGGAGTTGAGGGATGGCGTAAACAAAGAAAATGGCTTATGTAGAGCAGGAGGTGGGACATGTTATCAGTCGAAGAAATCCAGAGAATTATGGAGGATGATGCATCCTCAGAGAAAAAGAGATGGGCGCGGAAAGGGCAGGCGTACTATGATGGAGATCACGACATCAGATATTACCGGCTGTTCTATTTTGATGCCAATGGAGATCTGAAAGAGGACAAGACCAGAAGCAACGTCAAGATCCCGCATCCGTTCTTTACAGAGCTGGTGGATCAGGCAGTGCAGTATATTTTGTCTGGCGAGGAAGGCATCTTTCGGTCAGATGATCCGACGCTTCAGAAGATGCTGGATGAATATTTCAACGAAAATGAAGATTTTACTGCGGAACTGTCTGATACACTGACCGGAAGCCAGACCAAAGGTTTTGAGTACATGTTCGCTTACAGGAACGAGCAGGATAAGCTGTCCTTCCAGTGCGCCGATTCCATCGGAGTGATCGAAGTAAGAGAAAAAGACACGGACGATGGATGTGCCTATGTTATTTACTGGTATATCGATCGCATCGACAAGGGGCACAAGGAAATCAAGCGTATTCAGGTGTGGGACGATAAGCAGGTTTGGTTTTACGTACAGTCGAACAACGGAAAGATTATCGAGGATGAATCCGAGAAAATCAATCCAAAACCGCACACACTCTACAAAAAAGAGGGCGACAATGCCATCTATTACAAGGGGTTCGGCTTTATCCCGTTTTTCCGCTTGGACAACAACAAGAAGCAGTTCAGCAGCCTGCGGACCGTCAAGGAGCTGATCGATGATTATGACATGATGGCTTCCAGTCTGTCCAACAACTTGAAGGATTTCGATACACCGCTCCATGTTGTAAAGGGCTACGAGGGCGATAATCTGGATGAATTGCAGACCAACCTCAAAACAAAGAAGATTGTCGGCGTGGATGATGACGGCGGCATCGATATCAAAACGGTTGATGTACCGTACCAGGCACGGGAAGCAAAGTTGAATCTGGATGAAAAGAATATCTATCGTTTCGGCATGGGGCTGAATATGGCTGGGCTGAAAGATACCAACGCGACAACGAATATTGCCATCAAGGCGGCGTATTCCCTGTTGGATCTGAAATGTTCTAAGCTGGAAATCAAGCTGAAACAGTTTCTTCGTAAGCTCCTGCGGTTGGTGCTGGACGAAATCAACGCTGCCGAGGGTACTGATTATCAGCCGTCGCAGGTATATTTCCGGTTTGACCATGAGATTATGTCCAACCAGCAGGAAAACGCTCAAATCGAGCTGACAAAAGCGCAAAAACAGCAGACGCAGATCAATACCCTGCTGTCCCTTGCGGCGAATCTGGACAATGAAACGATGATGCAGCTGATCTGCGATGCCCTCGATATCGATTATGAAGAAATCAAAGGTAAGCTGCCGGATCCGGAAGAGGCAGAAAAATCAGTAACGCAGGCGCAGAACGTGTTGGATGGAGTGATTACAGATGAACAAACGGCAGAAGGAAGTCCTGCAGGCGCAGCTTGATGCAGAGAAAAAGACGCTGCGGGAGCTGAAGCAGGTATACAGTCAGGCGTTGAAAGACTGTGAAGCAAAAATCCGGGAACTGTCGGCCCGTACAGATATGGAAAACCTGCAGTCCATCGTCTACCAGAAGCAGTACCAGGAAGCACTGAAGGCTCAGCTGGAAGGCGTGCTGACGGCGCTGCAGTCAAATTCCTATGCTACAATATCGGAATATCTTACGCAGTGCTATCAGAACGGCTATATCGGCGCTATGTACGACATTCACGGGCAAGGCATCCCCGTCATCATGCCGATCGACCAGAAGGCCGTCACAAGGGCAATACAGACGGATTCGAAAATCAGTAAGGGACTGTATAACCGACTGGGAGAGGACGTTGGAAAACTGAAAACGTCCATCCGTGCGGAACTGTCGCGGGGAATCGCCAACGGATCATCCTGGAATGAGGTAGCAGGGAAACTGAGCAAGTCTTTCAAGAACACGCCGTTTTCCACAGCATTCAGCCGTGCAATGCTGATCACAAGGACAGAGGGTCACCGTGTGCAGGTACAGTCAGCAATGGATGCTCAGCAGGCGGCAAAAGATGCGGGGGCAGATGTCGTGAAGCAGTGGGACGCGGCGCTGGATGATCGAACCCGGGAAACACACCGGATGCTGGACGGACAGATTCGGGAACTGGATGAATCTTTCGAAGTGAACGGAAAGAAAGCCGACGCGCCGGGCATGTTCGGAGATCCGGCGGAGGACTGCAACTGCCGGTGCGCACTGCTCCAGAGGGCAAGATGGGCGCTGGATGAAGGTGAGCTGAAAACACTGCAGAAGCGGGCAGAATACCTCGGATTGTATAAATTTGCAGATTTTGATGATTTCAGAAAAAAATATATAGATGCATCCGAAAAAGAACAAAGCAAACGCAAATATCTTTATTCAGATACGATAATCAATAAAGAAGTGATCGAATCCCCGGAGTATAGAAGACGTTTTAATCAGGTATCTGATAATGTGCAAGTAAATAGAAAAGCGTGGCAATTTGCAAAAGAAATGTTGGAACATCGTTCCGGAACGCGGTATGAAGATCTTGCATTTATTGATTCGAATACCGGAAAAGGACTAATCAATAAAAATTACGATAATGAACGGATGGCGAATCCAAGCAAAGCTATGATGAAAATGCTGAATGAGTCAGCAGATGGAACAGTAATTGCCATGCATAATCATCCGGGAAGCAGCGTTCCAAGTGTCCCGGACTTAAAAGCGTGTATACAAAGACGGTATATGAAAGGCATTATAGTTTGCCATGATGGAAAAATATATGTTTACGCTGTAAATGCCCTAAAATATAATGATCCAATGGCTGCTTCTGCACTTGACCGATTAGAAAAAAACGGTTACACTGAAGATGTAAAAAAACGTTTAGAGGATGCAGGGGTTACATTGGAGGTGTTATAGCGTGGAACACGACAAAGAATATGAAAGAATATGTAAAAAACTTGGTTTTGTTCCTTCGGAATACCGTTATGATGGAACAGCATCGGAAGATGATACATGGATAAATCCGTTTTCTGTGTTGACGCTTGAAGAAAATGACTATTTGTATGAAAATGGATACTTAAATCCGAAAAAGCAATAAGAGAAGCATCCTGTGAAGGGTGCTTTTTTCGAACTAAAAACAGTATAGAAGGGCGGCCATCAGGCTGCCTTTTTTGTGTCCAAAAAGCTCAAGACGATAAAACTGTGCTGAATAATTCCCTGCGGCAAGGAGTTAAAAAGGCCGAACGTGCGGAAATGCATCTGTGCGGGAAAGGAAGAAGCTATGAAATTAGAGGAACTGTTGGGTGCTGAGCTGTGGACCCAGGTAAAGGCGAAAATCGATGAAAAGAATGCAAGTGAGCCGGATAAGCTGAAACACATCCGGTATGCGGACCTTTCAGAAGGAGAGTACGTCAGCAAAAGCAAGTACGATGCGGAGATCGACAAGCTGAACGGTATTGTTTCTGGCAAAGACACGGAGCTTACCACGGCAAACAGCCTGATCGAGGATCTGAAGAAAGGCACCAAAGGAAACGAAGAGCTGCAGGGCAAGATCAGCGGCTATGAAACGCAGGTACAGCAGTTGCAGGCGCAGCTTGCGGAAACCAGAGTGAAAGCGGCCGTCAAGGTGGCACTGATGAGCGAAAAGGCCGTCGATGTGGACTATCTGACCTTCAAGCTCAATGAAAAGCTGAAAGAAAAAGGGGAATCCCTGGAGCTGGACGAAAACGGCAACATCAAAGGCTGGAACGATCAGATTTCCGGGCTGAAAACACAGTTCCCGAAAATGTTCGAATCTGCCGGAAGTGGAGAGGGCGGATATGGCCGTCTGGACAATGGCCGTCTTCCGGGGTCTGAGGGAAACCGCGGCGACGCAGAGCCAAAGGACCTTGCAGAAGCACTTCGGCAGAAATATGAAACCAATAATGTTTAAAGAAAGGCGGAAAAAATTATGGCATTTACACTGGCTGAAATGAAAGTCGGAATGAACGACAAAGTAGCAACGAAGGTGGTAGATATCTTTCTGAGAGAGTCTGAAATTCTTCAGCTGCTCCCGTTTGATGATACCGTTTCCCCACAGGGTGGATCCACCCTGACGTATTCCTACATGCAGAAAGTGCTGCCGTCTACTGCATCGTTCCGTGCGTTAGGCGAGGAATACCAGCACTCTTCAGCAACTCTGGTCGAGAAACATGCCAATCTGAAAATTTTCGGCGGCGAGTTTGACATGGATCGTGTTCTGAAAAAAGCAGAAGGAAAGTATAACAACATGGCATGGCAGATGGAAGAGAAGATCCGTGCGGCGGTTTCTCTGTTCCATTATACGCTGATCAACGGTAACTCTACCAGCAATGAAAAAGAATTTGACGGTCTGGATAAGATGCTGGTTGGTACCACTTCCGAGTTTGGCGCTACCGGAAAAATTGATTTGTCGAATATTACTGCGCTGAAAGCAAACGCAGATGAGTTCTACGAGGCACTGACCCGGCTGATCCGCGATACTGAGGCAGATGCGTTGCTGATGAATAACGATATGATCACAAAGGTGCAGACCGTGGCAAGAATCCTTGGCTACAAAACCGAATCAGAAGAGGCGTTCGGCAAAAAAGTGACCGTTATGGACGGTGTGAGAATGATGGACCTGAAAAACCATTACACTGTATCCGCCAATACAGCAACTGCAAACGCAGTAGTTAAAAAAGGAATGTCCCGTACAATCGGTTCTGATTCCGGCGCCACCACCGGCCTGACTGATATTTATGCTGTTAAATTTGATATCAACGATGGTTTCCACGCGGCGACACTTGCAGGAAGCAAGGCGATCGATCAGTACACTCCAGATTTCTCTCAGCCGGGAGTTGTTAAGAAAGGCGAGGTTGAGATGGTGGCTGCAACTGTGCTGAAAAACACTGCACATGCGGGTGTTCTGCGCAATATCAAAATTGCCTGAGGAGGAAAGAGAGAATGAGTAAATATATCGTTACAACTACAAACCGCACGAATTATACGGGCGTGGATGCTGGAGGTGTTGCTTTTGCCAATGGAGAAGCGACAATCACAGACGACCGCATGGCGGCGTGGTTCCGGGAACATGAAGGGTACGCGGTCGAAACAATCGAGGAAGGCGCGGAAGGTACAGAAAAACAGCCGAAAAGAAAAACAAAGGCTGCAGAAAATAAAGAAGCGTAGGAGTGTGAATCCCGTATGATACTGTCAGTAGAGGAATGCAGAAAGCTGATAACTACTGATGCGGCAGACGAAGTGCTTGAGGGGAAACTTCAGGCACTGGAGCTGCTGATCAGAAAATATACCAATAACAATTTTCAGCAGCGGAACATCCGCTTCCAGTGTCCGGCGATGTCTCAGAAGCTGTATCTGACCACCGCGCTGCTTTCCGTCGGTGATACGGTGCAGATCACGGACTCCATGTACTGCGATGGTGTGTATTCCGTAAAGAGCATGGAAGATGGTTTCGTGGAGCTTGACCGGCCGCTGATTGATGAACCCTGCGTGGTGGTAACCAAGGTTGAGTACCCTATGGACGTAAAAATGGGCGTTCTGAACATGCTGAATTGGGATCTCGAAAACCGGGACAAGGTGGGAATCCAGTCAGAGACACTCAGCAGGCACTCTGTGACGTATTTTAACATGGACGGTAGCAATTCCAGCATGGGTTTTCCGAAGTCCCTGCTGGGCTTTCTGGTGCCGTACAGAAAAGCAAGATTCTGAAAGGAGCGCGGCGATGATTGGAGGAAACACAACAGCAGAAATTCAGACCAGCACCACAGAGAAGAATGAAATCGGCGAGGCAGTAAAGGTATGGAAGACAGCGGACACCATCAAAGGTTTCCTGGATCTTTCTTCCGGTGACAGCAAATATACCACGTACGACGCCAAAATTCAGGAATCAACGCACGTCTTCCTGGCAGACTGGAAAGCACTTCCGACTGGAGCAGAAAACAGCCGCATGGTGGTCAATGGTGCCGCCTACGATGTGATGCTGATCGATGATCCGATGGGACTGCATAAGCATCTGGAAATCTATCTGAAATACACAGGAGGTCAGTGAGATGTCCGTAGAGTTTGACGATTATTCTATTCGGGTAAAAGAAGCCCTGAATGATGCCACGAAGAAGTGGCTGCGGGAGGCATCCGGGGAGTTGGAAGCACAGGTAAAACGGAATACCCGCGTAGATACCGGCCAGCTCAAAAACTCCTGGACGTACAGCATAGATGAAGATGCCGGAGAAGCAAAAGTCGGCAGCCCGCTGGAAAATGCGATCTGGGAGGAATTTGGCACCGGCCAGTATGCATTGAATGGCGACGGCCGCAAGACCGCGTGGACGTACAAGGACCAAAAGGGCAACTGGCATAAGACGACCGGAAAGAAACCGAACCGTGCGCTGAACAATGCTTTTACGAGTTCGAAAGGCAAACTGCAGGCGCGGCTGGAGCAGATTATGAAAGGTTTAGGATCATGACAAAAGCAGGACTGCAGTTCATCAGAGATGCAATGGCCAGCGCCGGTATTCCATATGAATTTATGGAGTTTACATCCCCGGTCAGTTCGCTGGAATCCTATTGGGTCGGAGAATACAGCGAAGCGGAACCCCGTAATGAAGATGGAGAGCAGGAAACGCAATTCATCCTGACGGGAACCAGTCGGGGATCGTGGCTGGAGCTGGAAAACCAGAAAGAAACAATTGAACAGATATTCCCTGCAAACGGTAGGACAGCAATTCTCAGCAATGGAACGGGGATTGCTGTTTTTTATGGGAATGCGTTCCCGGTACCGACCGGAGACGGCTTCTTAAAACGGCTGCAGGTTAATCTTACAGTGAAAGAATGGAGGACGAAATAATGGGAGCAGATTGGTCAGATTTTCCAACTTCTGGTGTGTCGGCGAACACCCCGAAGAATATCCTGCTTGGAGCAGGAACTATTTTCAAAAATTTTAAATATGATAAGAGCAGCAGTAAGTGGACAGGATCCGTAATCGGTGCCACTTCCGGCGGAAACAAGCTCTCGATCAAGCCGACCGTCACGAATATCGATGTTGACGGCGTGCTGGTGGATGCAAAAGGGCTGATCCAGAAAGCAGGCGAGACGGCGCAGGTAGAAGCCAACGTGATCGAGCTGTCGAAAGATATTCTGAAAGCAACGGTCATCGGGGCAGATGGCACATCAGAAGATGAAAGATTCGATGTAATCGAGTCAAAAGAGAGAATCGAAGACACAGATTATATCGAGAATTTTGCGTTTGTAGGATTCAAGACGGACGGCAGCCCGATCATCGTGTTGTTTGACTATGCACTCTGTACGGAAGGATTTGAAGCGGATACCAAAAGCAAGGATCCGTCTGTTGCTTCCGTGACGTTTAAGTGTGTTGCAGATCTGAAAGCGGGAAGCAATACGGCAAAACTCCCGTATCACATCTATACCCCGAAAGCATCCGCTACGCAGGCGGCACAGAAGGCAGAAAAAGCAGTTTCAGAATAACCAGTGTAAAGGAGATAAAAGAAAATGGCTGAAGAAAACATCGTAAATATCAATGAATTAAAAGAAGCAGTAGAAAGTGAACTTCTCGGAGACGCAGCAGTGGAAGAAAAGAAATATAACCTGCGTCCGCTAGTGGCAACTGATATGGGCCAGATCTGCAAAATCATCACAGCAGTTGGAGTCCGGCAGTTCAAAGAAGCTTTTAATCAGGATGACATTAAAGGTAAGAGTGTCGAAGCTGCTGGAATTGATGTCCTTTTAGGAATTGCCGGAATTGCGTTTTCTAATATTCCAAAAGCAGAGGAAGAGATTCAGACCTTCGTGGCCTCTGTCACCGGTATGAGCCTTGATCAGGTGCGGCATCTCCCGTTCGCAGATTATGGCGAAATTATTCTGGACATTGTGACGAAGCAGGAATTCCAGGATTTTTTCGGACGTGTTATGAAGTTGTTCAATCGATAGGATATATCAAATACGTCGATCTGCTGGCTCGGCGCTATGCAGATCCGTATCGAATCATAGACGATATGATCCGGCTTGGACAATTGTATGAGTTTTCAGTGACAATCCTGCAGATGATTGTGGACGAGAAAACGGAAAAGATCAGATGGGAATATTATCTGCACAAAGTGTGGGATGATATGAGCTTTGAGGAGTATGTAAACGCCTGCGAAAGCAAAAAAGTTGCAGAAAAGCCGGTATCAGCATCGGATGTGGCAGATATCGTCAACAGCTCAGCAGAAATCCTGAAAGGGTTCGTTCCTCCTGAATAACAATACAAACTATAAGCGGCCATGAAGGGCAGAGGTGTTTCTTCATGGCTGTCTTTTTTTCGTGAAAAAAAAGGAGGTGCACTTTTTTGGAATTATTCAAGCTGTTTGGTACGATAGCAGTTAATAACAGCGAAGCCAACCAGGCAATCCAGGAAACAACGGAAAAGAGCAAAAATTTGGCAACAACGATTGGACAAGCCGTTTCTAAAGCAGGAAAAACAGTTTCATCCATCGGAAAGACTCTTGCACCTGTAGGCGTGGCAGTTGGCGGCGTGCTGACGGCAAGTGTAAAGGGAGCGAATGACTTTTCGAACGGTATGGCGAAAATGTCCACGTTGTTTGATACGTCCAAGACATCCATTGGTAAACTTTCGAAAGAGTTTTTACAGTTATCAAACAAAACCGGACTGGCGGCAACTGAATTGGCAGAAGCAGGCTATCAGGCGCTGTCTGCCGGAAGGAACGTCGGGGAGGTTGGAGAGTTCGTTGAGGTTGCCGGAAACCTTGCAAAAGCTGGTTTTACATCCACATCGACGGCTGTTGATGTCCTGACGACTGCCATGAATGCTTATGGAGACAGCGCCGGAACGGCAGGTGAGATCTCAAATAAGTTGGTACGTACACAGAACTTAGGAAAGACGACCGTTTATGAACTGGCATCTTCTATGGGTAAAATCATCCCGACAGCATCCGCTATGAGAGTCAATATTGATAACCTGACATCTGGATACGTCATGTTGACAAAACAGGGTATTGCGACTGCTGAAGCAACCACCTATATGAACAGCATGATGAACGAGTTAGGCGACAGTGGAACAACACTCGGTGGCGTAATCAAGGAAAAGACTGGAAAGTCATTCCAGGAGTGCATGGCGACCGGCATGTCGCTGGGTGATGTCTTAAAAATAACCAAAGACTATGCGGATGAGAACAGCATTGCATACAACGAACTGTGGAGTTCTGCTGAGGCAGGGAAAGCTGGTCTTGCTATTCTGAACGGCGGAGTTGATGAGTTTAACAGTACGGTGTCCACGATGGCATCCAAGACAGATGATGTCGGGGAAGCACTGGAAAAACTGAACACACCGACTGTCAAAATCAATAAAGCCATGAACAGTATGAAAAATGCTGGAATTGAGCTCGGCACTGCATTCATGTCGTCGCTGGCACCAACGATAGAAAACGTGTGCAACAGGGTTGATGAACTTGTTACTTGGTTTGACGAACTGCCAGAGCCCATGAAAACCACGATAGCAACTGTGATGCTTGGAATTGCGGTTGCTTCACCGGCAATAATGATTCTTGGCAAGATCACTTCTGGATTTGGAACTGTAATCCAGGTTGGTGGTTCGTTAATTTCTGGAATTTCTGGTTTGGTTGGCGCTCTGGGGGGATTAGGAGTTGCCGGAATTGCAATTATCGGCATAATAAGTCTGTGGAAAAAGCATGGAAAATCAGTTGATGATATAGTTCACGGTACTGCATCTTTGATAGATGGAACTGCTACCCCAACCGTAGAAAATTTTGTTGAAAAAACATCTTCAAAGTTGTCTAAATTGAAGAACGATGCTTCTTCCAGCCTCACTACCATTAAGGAAAATGCGGGTTCCTCCGTAGAAAAAGTTCAGAAGTCTTTCGAAAAATTGCAAGATGCGGTTAAGCCTGCGGCAGATGCTTTTCAAGCTGCCTCCGAGGCGGTACAGCCGCTTATTGATAAATTCAAGGAATACGTATCAAGCGGAGATGCCGTAGATGATGTAAGCACACTGATCAATGAAGGAATTGAACTGATTGCCGATGGAATCGATCTTGCTGCCGATACCATCAATGCCATCAAAGAGATTTCGCAGGATGTCGTGCAGGGGGCGAAAGATGCAAAACAGTGGTGTGAAGAACATAGCACAGCACTGGAATTGATTGCTGTTGCAATTGGAACAGTCACGGCATTGGTGATTGCTTACAATGCCTCATCAATTGCATCAGCGGCAGCATCTGGAGCGGAAACAGCGGCAATCTATGCATTGTATGCAGCTGACAATGTGGCCGCAATTGGAAAAGCGGCGCTTTCAACTGCGACTACGATCTGGACAGCGGTATCAACCGGAGCAACAGCAGCGACAATAGCACTTGGTGCGGCAGTACAGTTCCTTGTATCTCCAATCGGATTGGCAATCATTGCAATTGGAGCAATTATTGCGATTGGAGTCCTGCTGTATAAAAACTGGGACAAAGTGACCGCAAAAGCTGGAGAACTGAAGGAAGCAATCTCCGAAAAATGGAATTCCATCAAAGAAAAAACGTCGGAAGCCTGGTCCAATGTGAAACAAACAATGTCGGACAAGATTTCTTCCGCCAAAGACTATGTGTCTGGAAAACTCGATGCGATTAAACAGAAGTACCAGGAGCACGGAGGCGGTATTGAAGGAATAGCGGCCGCCACGATGGAAGGAATGAAACAGTATTACTCTGTCGGCTACGATGCAATCAACGCGTTGACCGGTGGAAAACTGGATCAGCTGGTTGGAAAATTCCGTTCCAAAATGGACAGCGCAAAGGATGCAGTCAAATCTGGAATTGACCGAATCAAGTCATTTTTCAACTTTTCATGGTCCTTGCCAAAACTCAAACTTCCACATTTCAGTGTGAGTGGATCATTCAGCCTGAACCCGCCGAAGGTACCGCATTTTGGTATCAGCTGGTATAAAAAAGCAATGAATGATCCTATGCTTCTGACGGAACCTACCGCGTTCGGACTCAGTCAATCCGGAAAACTGCGGGTCGGCGGAGAAGCGGGAGATGAAATTGTTGGTGGTAAAAACGCGATCCGGAATATGATTGCGGAAGCTGTTGCAGATCAGAACAGAAATGTGGAGTATTATCTGCAGAAACTGATTGAGCTGCTTGCAAAATATTTTCCAGAAATTCTTGATGGTCTGGATAAAGATATTGTGCTGGATGATGGAGTTATTGCTGGCCGATTGGCATCGAGGATAGACAGTAACCTCGGAAGAATACTGGAACGAAAAGGTAGGGGAATCTGATGAACGGTGTACTATTTGGCGAGAAACATTCATTTCGGGACTGGGGGCTTTATTTAAAGTCCCGCCCCGAAATATCGCCCCCGTCGCCTAAAACGGTCTATATTGATCTGCCAGGGAGCGATGGACAGATTGATCTGACGGAAAGTCTTACTGGCGAAGTGAAATTTAAAAATCGGACAATCAAGTGTGAATTTGCGGTTGTGAATGCAAGAGAGCGGTGGTCAGACATCTATTCCGAGATTATGGATTATCTGCATGGACAGCGTGTAAAAATCATTTTTGATGAAGATCCTTTCTATTATTATGTCGGCCGCGCGGAAATCAACGAATGGAAATCAGACAAGGTTACATCAACGCTTGTCATTGAGGCGAATGTAGAGCCGTATAAGTTGGAATTGATAAGTTCGCTTGAAGATTGGACCTGGGATGATTTCAATTTCAACACAGGTGTGATTCGAGATTGGAAGGAACTGCAGGTCGATGGCAAACGAACGATTGTGGCAGTTGGAACCAGGAAAAGTGTGATTCCGATTATTACGGTCAAGTCCGATAATGGAAACGGAATTAAATACAGCCATAAAGGCAGTACAATAGTATCTGGTATTGTGCTGCCGGATGGTGTGAATAGAAACCCGGATATCGTGTATAAAGCTGGTGAAACGGTCGTGACTTTAGAAGGGCACGGCATTGTTTCTATTGATTACAGAGGAGGTAGGCTGTAATGTATCGAATCTATGCGGATGGTAAGCTTCTGTATGCACCAGAGCTGGCAGGTGATGGATATGGCGTGGCACAGCCGGAGCTTACGGCAGAGCTGAATAAAGCGGGCAGCCTATCCTTTAATGTACCGATTACCAATGTTCTTTACAGCGAATTACAGAAATTGTCTACAACAATTACGGTCGAACAGGACGGAAAGCAGATCTGGAAAGGTCGGATTCTGAACAGTGATCGGGATTTCTATCGAAACAAAGCTACTTACTGCGAAGGTGAGCTTGCATTTCTGAACGATGGAATTGTAGCCCCATACGATTATACAACAGGCGGGATGAGCGTTGGAACCTATCTGGAGACATTGGTAAATCAGTATTTGGAACAGTGCTCAGAAGGAAGAGAGATCTATCCCGGGAAAACCAGCTACACAGATACGATCTATCGAGGATCAGAGGACTACGTGAATTGTCTTCAGGAACTATCAAATAAACTGCCGAGTCTGATGGGCGGGTATTTGTTGCTGCGGCATGAGGGAGAAAAAACATATCTGGATTTCCTTCTGAATCCCGGGGTACGGTCGTCGCAAACCATTGAATTTGGGCAGAATCTTATCGATCTGAGCGAGTATGTGAATGCATCAGAAGTCTATACATATCTTATTCCGCAGGGAAAAAAGGATGAAGAGACGAGAAAGCGCGTGGATATAACATCCGTGAATGATGGAAAAAATTATATCTGCTCAGAAGTTGGAAAGAAACTGTATGGCAACATCTATCGGACGCTCAACTGGGATGATGTAACACAGCCGGAGAATCTGCTGCGAAAAGCCAGGCGGACACTGGATAAGGCCGTGGAGATGGCTACCACAATCACAATCAAGGCGGTTGATCTGCATCTGCTGCACGTGGATGTGCAGCAGATCGAGCTTGGTAATGAGTATCGTGTAATATCGAAACCGCACGATCTGGACCAGTATTTTTTGTGCAGCAAGATCAAACTGGATCTGGCAAATCCGCAGAATTCGGAATATACATTTGGTTGTGTTACATCGTCTCTGACTGAAAATCAAGTCAAAACAGTGACAGAAATGAATGATCAGATTTTCAAACAGTCCACCCGCCGGCAAGAGGCAATGAAAAATCTGTTCGAACAGATCACAGGTGCGAAGGGTGGCTGCAGGATTGATGAATACGATGAAAATGGAATGTGGATCCGCGAGTTGATTATGGATTCCACGGATAAGGCAACAGCGGTTAATGTGATGCAGCGCAGCACGGCCGGAATTATGTTTTCCCACAATGGCTACGATGGACCATATACGAGCGCCTGGGGTATCAATGGCGAGTTCATCGCGGACAATATCACTTCTGGAACAATGAGCGCAGACCGGATCCGCGGAGGAGAGTTGCTGTCGGATAACTATGATGCGTCAAAAAAGATAGGTACAAGGTGGGATCTGAACACAGGGTTTGTAGATTGCCATGACTTCAGCTTGGACGATTATCTAAAATATAATGCGGAAGGATTCGAAACAGGTGCTGAAAAAGAAAAAATATATCTGTTATTTGGCGGCTGGCAGGTCAAAAAAACCACGGTAGAGGGAGAACCGGCGGAATACTTGGAAACCATCGATACACAGGAAAATGGAATTGGTTCCTGCGGGCCTTGGGTCATATGGGGAGGCTGGAATGGAAAGGGCGCATTTAACAAGGCCAATTACGCTTTTGTTGTAGACAAGAATGGAGAATGCAAGGTAACCAACCTTATCAACTCATCGAGAGCAGAATTGAAGCAGGATATCAGGGACTATGAGGATGGAGCACTTGAAAAAATCCTAAGTACGAAGGTATATCGGTACCAGCTCAAACAGCATGGAAAAGACAATGATGGAAAACATATTGGATTTGTCATCGGGGACGAATATCCACTGACCGAAGATGCGGTTGATTACAGCAAATCAGGCATTGACCTGTATGCAGCTGTGGCAATTGCATACAAAGCGATCCAGGAGTTAACCGAGAAAGTCCAGTCTTTAGAGGAGGATAAGAAGCATGAGTAAGATATCTGAAGCACTTAATGCAATCATGGATCCAGCGAACATCTACGGAAAAGATATTCGGAAGGCAATCCATGACGGAATCGAAGTTTGCTATGATGATGTAACAAGCCCGGCACTTAATTCCGAAGCATTCAAAGCGGCGGTGCAGTCGAAAATTGATGACGGAAGTATTGCGGCAATGACAATCGGGAAAAAATCTCTTACAGGCGATAAGCTGGCAGATGAGACAATTACGAAGGATAAGCTTGGGGAAGATGTACAGGCTGAGTTTAGTTCACTCAAGGAAGATTTAGCTGACTATTATCCAAAGAAACAAGGCGCGTTCAAACGAGTAAATATGATTTTAAATTTGCCCGATGAAGTAATTATGCCATCTGGAATTGAAAAAAATATTTTGAATGGTGTGTGCGAGATTAATGGTACATCTACAATTGATTATCCGAATCTCATCATCAAAAAATCTATATTAACAAACCATGTATATTTATTTACTGCAAAGATGAAAGAGAATGAAATTAGCTATCAATCATGTTCTCTTATAACAAGAATTGGAACGAAGCCTATTACACGAACCGCAGTAGGAGAATATCCCGTACAGCTTTTTGAGTATGAAAACTACTCTGAGTACACTACTTTCTGCGCGCTTTTCTCACATAATTCGGATGCGGATGTCGATTTCTCAATTTCGTTTGACCTTGCTAAAACTAGCAGAGAAGTGGCTATTTCTGCAAAAGACTTCGTTATTACGGATGTAACAGGTTTAACAGATGCACAAATAATAGAAATTGTACAAACAGGAATGCAAGATGGTGTGTATTATAACCCCGGTAAAAATGTTGCAGATGCTTTGTCTAATCAAGCAAAGGAAGATATTACAGTTGAAACAATAAAGAGAATGTATCCAAATCCAAATGGATATTGGTACGGAAAGAAATGCTTGGTTATTGGAGATAGCACATCCGCCACCGAACAGTGGCAGAAAAAGCTTTCCGAAAACCTCGGTATGAGTGTAACAACTCACGCCAAAGGCGGTATTCAATTTTTACAAATGGTTGTCGGTAGTCTTGGGTATGAGGGTGATTATGATAATGAAACGGGAAACACTGGCGTTTTACAACCGCTAAAAATAAGTGATGTGTACGACAAAAACTTAATCATTATTTTTGGCGGTTTTAACAACAGGGGTATGAAGCTTGGTGAAATTACTGACTTATACAAAACTGATGGAACAGGACAAAATACCGTAACTGGGCAACTCCAATTCGTACTTAATTGGATATACGATTTGCTTAAAGGAAATGAGTCTTATGCTCAAAACCTAAAGTGCAAAATTGTAGTTGTGACACCTTATTGTTGTGGAAAATACAATTATGCAAACTATGATGGTTATAGTGGTGATAACTGGGCTGGTTATACTTTGCGTGAAATGTGCGACAGAATTATTGAAATTGCTGCGTTAAACAACTGTTCTAGTTATAACGCATGGGAAAACAGTGGAATCGGTCGTCACACATGGACAATTTATTCCGCATCTCCTACCGCAACGAAAGAAGCGGGAAGTGATACTGCACCGTATCCTACAAATGCAGACCAGTTGCACCTCAATGATTCGGTAGGATATCCTCACTTGGGGGATTGTATTTCTGCTTTTGTAAATGGAATCGTTTAATTAACTAAAAAGGAATTTAGTGAACTAGATTTTTGAAAGAAAATCGAAAATATATTCGAAATCGCGCATGAAATGTGGTATAATGAGAGGGTAGAAAACAAAAAACGGGAGCCGAACTCCCGACTACCAATCAAAAAGTTCGGCTCCACACACCCTAAAGGGGCTGAGCTTATTATAGCATATCAGCCTCCTTTTGGGTACCCCGAAAAGGAGGAATTTTTATATGCGCGAACAGTTTGCGAAGACATTCATGACGAAGCTTGTTGGTGAAATTCCGGATGACGCACTGAAAGTGGTGTATCAGAAACTCATTATTTTCGTTGGAGACTACGAAATAGCTCCGCGGAATACAGAAATTGTGCCGTACGAGGGGTATCTGCCGGAGTGCTATGAGATCTACTTTGCGACTCGCAAAATAGAGGGTTTGAGCGTCAGATCGTTGGAGCTGTATAATATGGTTCTCCGAGACTTCTTTTTCCAGGTGAACAAAGATCTGAAGCAGATTACAACGAACGACATCCGGATCTATCTGTATAAGACGCAGGAGACAAGAAAGATCAGCAATGCGACGCTTGATAACCGCAGAGTTATCATTCAGACGTTTTTTGAATGGGCGGCCAACGAGGGTTACATAGGGAGCAATCCGTGCCGGAATATTAAGGCAATTAAGTATGAGCGAGCGCAGAGACAGCCACTGTCTGGAATGGAGCTGGAACGGCTGAGGAATGCGTGTGAGACAGTCAGAGATAAGGCCATGATTGAGATGCTGTACAGCACCGGATGCCGCGTAACAGAGCTTGAGAGGCTTGATATTGCAGATGTGGATTTTGAGCAGAAAGAAGTACATTTATTTGGAAAGGGGGATAAACACAGAACTTCTTACTTGAACGTAAAAGCAGAATTTGCATTGCGGAATTATCTTGAAACGAGAACGGACGAAAATCCAGCGTTATTTGTGTCGGAGCGTATGCCACATGGCAGGTTAAAGAAGCCGGCGATTGAAAAACGTGTACGACAGCTGGGGGAATTATCTAAGATCGGCAGAAGAGTGTATCCACACTTGATCCGGCACACGACGGCGACAGACGGCTTGGATCGAGGGATGCCAGTAGAAGAAGTACAGCAGATTTTGGGGCATGTCAACATCAACACAACTATGGTATATGCTCAAGTGTCGCGTGCCAATGTCAAACGAGATCATAGGAGATGCATTGTGTGAGAGCGGGAAACCGCTCTCATTTTTATGGAGGAAACATGATAGAAATTCGAGCGGGACCGAAACGGTCCTATTTTTGTACTTAATTATTGGAATTTGAAAAAGGAGAATATAAAAATATGAAAATTATTGATTCTTATAATGCTGTAGTAGGCAGCGTGGTAGCGGTGCTGTCGTATCTGCTGGGGCCGCACTGGATCCTGTTTGCACTTTTCCTTGGTCTGAACGTGGCGGACTGGCTCACGGGCTGGATGAAAAGCAGAATCGCCCACAAGGAAAGCTCCAGTGCGGGCTGGAAAGGGGTACTCAAGAAACTTGGGTACTGGATTATGATTGTGGTAGCGTTCGGAGCAAGTACGGCATTTATTGAGATCGGAGATACAATTGGAATTGACCTTGGAATTACAACGCTACTCGGATGGTTCGTGCTTGCATCACTGCTCGTGAATGAAATCCGGTCTATCTTGGAAAATTTTGTCGAGATGGGTTATAAGGTGCCGAGGATTTTGGTGAATGGTTTAGAAGTGGCAGACAAAAAAATCAACCAGAACCAGGACGAAGAAACAGAGTAAAAGAACAGTATAATTTTATTTTTGCGCCGGCGCAAATCTGCCGGAGAAAGGGAAGTATCATGAGAATTGACAGATCTTTTATCAGCAACCAGAACACATACGAAGAGAACGATCCGCGGTGCATCGTAGTCCACAACACGGACAATTTCCGTGCGGGTGCCGATGCCCGCACACATGCAGAAGCGCAGCATAATGGTGAGCTGTCCAATATGTCTGCCCACTATTACGTTGATGATGGAGAAACAGCATACCAGGCAGCGCCGCACAGCCGCGGATGCTGGCACGTGGGCGTAAACTATGGTGGTAATAACCTGTTTGGACGCTATGGCAACCGTAGCAGCATCGGAGTGGAGATGTGCGTACAGGCGGGATATAATTACGAAAAAGCGTTTCAGAACACGGTAGCGGTCGTCAAAGAGATCATGCGGGAGACCGGTATTCCGGCCAGCCGCGTATACCGCCATTATGATATCTGTAGCAAGCACTGCCCGAGCCAGATCATCGAGAGAGGGGATTGGGAGCGGTTTAAGAGCTTGATCAGCGGTGCGGCATCGGCTGAACAGCCAGAAAGCGGAAAATATGAGCCGGGTATCTACAAGGTTAATACCGACCTTAATATTAGAGAGCAGCCAAACGCAGACAGCCGTATCGTTGGCACCATCACGGATCAGGGCAGCTACACGGTAACAGAGATCCAAAATACAAGCTGGGGACGGCTGTTATCCGGTGCGGGCTGGATCAACTGCCACACCAAGTATTGTACTTACGGTGGCCCTGAATCTCAGTCCGATCAGAAGCCGACCGCAAAAGTGATTGCGGTTGATGGCGTGTGGGGTCCAGAACTGACCCGGCGTCTGCAGGAGATTTTCGGAACTGGCGTAGACGGGAAAATCAGTAATCAGCCCACGAGCAACAAAAAATACTGCGCCGGTATCACGACGGCCGAATGGTCTGGTAAACTGTCCGGCGGCTCCGATCTGATCAAGGCCATGCAAAGATGGGCAGGAGTAACCGCGGACGGCTACATCGGGCCGCAGACCATCCGCACACTCCAGCGCAAGCTTGGCACACCGGTTGACGGTGTAATCAGTAATCCGTCTGCGATGGTGCGCGCTCTGCAGGAGTGGTGCAATCGCCAGTGA